AGGATTTAAACTTATTGCGAGAATACAGAGGTACTTGTAACAACGCTTTCTGATTCTATCTGTCTGGTAATTGTAGTGACGTTTTGCAGACCGGGTCCATGGTAGCTTTCTGAAAACTGAAAGGCCGCCCCAGAGGTTGTATCGGTTAGAGTCCAGTTTGGTTTTGTTGTTAAATCTGCGCCTGTCCATGTATAAGTTACCCCGCCTGAAGAACCGTTAACCGTTGTAGCATTTGGCGACATATCCCCACCAGAATTTGTGATTCCTGTACCCGATACGGTGTATTCGTAACCAGTTTTATAATCCTTTGATGTAATCGTTTCTGTGATGCTAGTAGTTGAATTCGTGGTGCTTGACATGGTTCCAGTAACGAAGTTAGGGACCACAGGCTGACTATACGCGGGTAAAACATAAAAAAATATTAACAACCAAAACTTTTTCATTTCTCATTAATCGACACTCAAAGTACTTACATATTGGCCAGTAATTGTAGAACCGGGATCTCCACCACTAATGGTAATAACATGGTTATCTATCGTTGCGCCCCCTGAGCCTATTGCCCCGGCTGCTGTAGATGTTAGGTCAGAAAAGTTAGAAACGGCTCCTGTGGTGGGCGCTGTGGTAGGAACTGCGTCCCCCTCTAAATATGAAACTGTGTATTGAAAACTTTCGCCGTTGGTCAGCTGACTTGCTGTAATATTTGTGTAAGCATTAACGCCGTTGGTTGTAGAACCAAGACCGCCAAGAGTTCCCGCGGTAGTGCCGTCAGTTGTATTAACACCAGTACCAGAAACTGAATAACTATTTCCTACCCGGTCAGCCGCTGTTGCTGCGCTCATAACTTCTACTTTTACCGAACTGGTAATTGTTGAGGTCATATCAGCAAAGGCCGCTGAAGGAAAAAATAATAAAAAGATTGCTAGAGTTTTTTTCATTTTTTTGACACCCCTACTTTGGAGTCAGAATTGTCAACTATCTTAACATTACCATTAAGTTTCTTTTTGTCCGTAGCCTTTTTGACATTTAGACCATAGTTAGACATCACGGCGCTTAGTAATCCGGCGGCAAAAGTGGTATCAATTTGCCTTGTAGAATTACCGAAGTATGAATATGAAATTACTGCTAAGGCCCACCCGAGTATGACAAGCTGCACCGCGTTGCCAATAAATCCTAACCCTTGTTTTTCTTCCTGTTCTTCCATTGTTTTGCGAGGTATGGGCTAAATTTAGCAAAAAGCGATATGTTTGGGAAGTACTGCCTTAATTACCATGATTCGTATTTTAAAACCTATACTGTTAACTTTCTGCAAAACTAATGCAGTAAAAAAGTTAATTCTTGACCTTTTGAAAGCCTTAGTAAAATCTACAGACAATACCATAGATGACAAAATTGTTGAATACATCGAGGTTAATTTATGGCCTAAAGAACAATGAAAAGTCTAATCAACGTCTTAACATCTAGCCCAAGTCTTGAACGCCAGTTCTACATTGAAAGCCTTGTTAAAGACATACAATCATCAAAAAATATTGATGAATTAAAAGAAATGGCCGAGGAACTTTTGCGTACAAATGCAAAGCAATCTGACTTTATCGCAAGTGCCTTGGAAATAATGTGTAGCCAACAAGAAATGTTAATACATTATGATCGCCGCAGAAACATAAAAAAAAAAGCGCCCCTAATGAAGCGCCTTAAATATATTTTGTTTGGAAAAGATTAATCTAGTTCCTCGGTAATGTCTTTCCATTCACAATAATCAGTTTGACAATTTATCATCATTGCTAGACGATCTCTTTCAACGTATTCAAAAGTTCGTTCTAAATCAGGGTCATAAAAAATTTGACCGATATAAGGGTTTTTTGGAAAAATTACACCAAACATAGTTAGAAAGGAATGTCAGAATTATCCTCAACGTATCGAGGTTGCTTTTTGGGGACTCTGTTTCCGTCCAGAGGTTGAATCCTACCGGAGTTGCCCCACATACCGCCCCAGAGAGAAAAACCGGGGACCTCATCATAATTACTTTTATCCGTATAGACACGGATTGTTGTATTATTTTCATCAACTTTATCAACTTCTTGCATTAACCACATTGCAGCTTTTTTTGCATTTTCTTTGTCAAAATCAATAATTAAATTTCTCTCGGGTGCATTTTGGTTGCTGCTGTTGTTGTCTACTACTCTGAATCGAGCATTGAAAGCGGAGTTAGCCATAATTTTTAAAAACTTTGAATTGGGATTATGTTGTTGGATTCTTCCCATGCGAGAAGTTTGTGTAGGTCGTAGCGGACCCGGGGAGTACCCCAAGAAACCGCGTACCTTTCGAGTGTGTAGTAGGGTGGACCAAATTTTTTAGCCCTCCAATCTTTGATAGTGGCGGGACTTAGCCCATATCTTGCCGCTACTTGCTCGGTGGTTAGAAATTGAGTCTCAGTGGTGTTCATGCTGATAACGCTTTGCTCCTAGCTTGAATGAGGTCTATAAGTTTATTATATTGTTCTTGTGTTATTTTCCCTTCTGAAAATCTTTCTCGCAAAGTTTCCCTGTGTGTAGCTAACTGTTCATCGGTTGTTGATTTTACGATAGCATCACGCGCAAGTACAGCTATGTTTTGCCTAGGTTCTGCGCCACCACGTTTTGTAGGTGCTGTATCTTTGGCTTTGATAATTTCGTTACCTGTCCAAAGTTCTGAGCCTAAGTTAAATTCTTTGGCTGCACAAAAACAGAACCCCCGGCGGTGTGAGTCTGTAACGTCCCTTGCTGAAATCTTTGCAAGTGGTATCGGTTCATTTCTGTTATCCATAATCGAGTACGGATAAACTGCGCCTTTCTTGCCCTCCGGGTCTGTGAAATATCCCATAAGATAACCTGAGCCGTTTGGTGCGGGCCAAACTACCCCGGTAGATTCTACGGTAGGTGGTAATTCAAGATGAAAGTCCCACCCGGGCGCTAGTTCGTTAAGGTATTCAGAAGTCCTAGCCCATGAGACATAACTGTATTTACCTTTTTTATAGACATCTTGTGGTTGTATAACACCTTTTAGGTTTGGTTTTTTCATTAGAAACTTCCTCCCATTTGTTCTAGTGTTGGGTTTTGGATTAATAAAACATCTGCCAAATCAGATGGTGGGGCCATAAACCTAGTTTTTTTGACTCCATTAATGTAGTAGTTGAACAATCTAATGAAAGCGTTTAACTGGTATCTTTGGTAAAAAGAGCCTCTAACTCTAAATCCTTTTTGCATCATTTGATTTCTAAATGAAAGAATTGGATTATCTATATCTAAATTTGTACCCTCAGAAAACTGAGTAAAAAAGTCAGATAAAATTTGCTCTGAATAATTTTTTTCCATGACTAATTTATAGAAAGGTACACCAACACTTAAGTTGAAACAATGAAACTTTCTATGGTAGACACCCATTTCATGTATGATTTTGTCCCAATCTGATTTTTGCCTTTCGTACTCGTTATGTATTTCAACATGAGTCGGGACTACTACGTTGCGCCATGTACCCTTTGGGTATGTATGGTACAAAAGATAAACCTTGATACCGGCTGCTAGGTGTTTTGATGCTGCGCTACCTTTAATGTAAAGGCCATCTGCTGCGGTCCTAGCTGAACCAGTATCTACGCAATTAAATATTTTCGGGTCCATATTTCTAGCAACCATAATCGGCAATGTTTTACCAGTTTTCACAATCGCTAAAAGTCTATGTTGACCGTCCAATAAATTACCGTCCTTATCAAAGGCGATACCCTGATTCGTTAGGGTCCATTCTCCATTATCAATGGAGCTAATCAGCCTTTTTAAGTTAGCCGGTTTTACGGTTCTGTTTTTTTTGTTTTTGGTTTCTAAAACACGTTCAGCAAAATCAGGGGTAATTTGCTCAACGCAAAAAGTTGGGGTGATAGTTTCAGTCATTGTTGATAGCCCAATGTGGTGGTTCGAGGGTTTGGATTCCGTCAGCGTCTGTGTAACCTTTCCAGATTCCATTTTGGTTTGCTTCAGAAATTTCAAAAAGTGCCTTTTCTTGGAGTTCATAACCTAAGTCGATAAAATCGTTATTTAATTCGTAGACCCCTATGTTGTAAGGGAAAACTTTTTCTATTGCTACAAAGATGAAGCGGTCAGCCCCAGTGCCTTGTAAATAATGCGCGGCTTGGACGTGATACATAAATTTCAAGATTGAAGATGTAAAAGCCTTTGCCGATGCGCCGCCCTCGCCACAAGTTTTGAGATCAATTACGGTATCGTTGTGGATTTTGTCGCAACGACATTTGCAATCAAGACCAGTTGAGCTATGTGTCCACCAGAAAGATTGTTCAGATTGACCTATTTCTTGTGATAGTAGGGCATTTGCTTGAGGGTGCTGACAGATTGCTAGAGCCATATTTTCAATAACTTTTGCGTCTGCCGGGGTGTAAGTCGTCAAGCCTTTTTGTTCATACTCGAGAGCAAGTTTTTTACCCTCTTTTGTACGTTTTTCTTCAAGCTGAACATACTCTTTATGAAAGTCGTCAGGCTCGAGAACTTTTTTGTGAATCATGCTACCTAGTTTCATCGCCGGAGTCGGTAGCTTTGGCGGTGCAAGTTCATTATGCTTGCTATGCCATAAAGCTTTGGGGCATTGTGATAGTAGTAATTTCAAGTCAGAGGCGCTATAAGCCGGATCTGCTTGGTAACTAGCAAAATCAACTGAAACTGGTTTTACTTCGTGGATAATCATTTAATTAACCTCAAATCTGGGGTGCTATGTTGAAACGGCCCGAGTGGACCGTAAACGGTTTCTAGCTGTGGCCAAATTTTGAAAATTAAAGCGCGATTATCTGGGTCTGCTGAAAGTGCAGCGTGAGCAAGTTTGCTGTAGAAACTACCGCCATGTAATATGGCTGTTTCTAATGTTTTTAACTGTTCGTTAGTATTCATGAGTAGAATAGAAGTGCCGCTGTGGTGCGGCTTGGAGTTAGAATCCGCAAAGGTCAGGGGTGGCCCTTGCGGGTTTTTTTTATGGTCAAATACAAATTTAGATAAGCTGCAATGACCAGTAGCGAAAGACAAAACGAGTTATACATTTCTTTTCGCTGTTTTGTAGGCAACTTTTACCTTTGGTATCTCGGTAGAAATAATGTAGTTTTCTCCGAAGCTATCCCAATCAACAAAAATTGCTGGAGATACTTTGCCGGGTAACTTCCTCATAAGAACTATCCGGGGTATTTTTTCTCCTTTAAGCGGCATAATCCCGCAAAATACAAAGTGTTCATCGTCACAATCTCTAATACAAGTTCTACCGATAAGATCGCCAACCTTAACGTCCATGGTTCCGTCATTAGGTTCTGTTTTACTGGTCATAAAGTTTCTCCAATGTAATGGCTTTAATAGCCCTATCAACGGCTGATTGTGCAATCTCTTGTGTAATGTCTGGGTCCATAAGCATCAAAGTGACCATATTTACCAGATCATTTTGGTGTCTGGTAATTTCTTTTTGGTTGGTTAGCTGTGTTTGGAAAAGCATTACAAAGCCTTGAAATAATATCTCAGGCTTTGAATCTGACTTTTGAAATTTCATCATTTTGATATTTCCTCACAAGCAGCAGCAACACCGGCATTACAATCTGCAACGGTCATGTCGTATAAAGTGCCAGAAAGAGTTGTGTAGAACAACCCAGACACAGCGATCATCAGAAATAAATTTTTCACTTGGTTTCCTCCTTTTTGTGATTTTGGTTAGATTCTTTTAATGCAAGATCGAATGATTCCATAAGACGTTTTCTAAGATCGTCTTTGTACTGAGTGGCAATCCTTAAGTCTGCTTCATACTTTCTAATTTTTTTGAACATTTCTGCGGGTACTTGTGAGTACTCCAAAGCCTGTTCAAGTGCAAAATCAGAAGCGCTGTTAAACTCATAAAACCAACACTCATTGCAGTTCATTGTTAAATCCTCTAGCTCTGCGGAAGTATCGCCGCTAACATCTTCAAATTTGTAAGATTGCTTGGTAGCTAGTTCTTCTAACAAAAGAAATCTTTTTATATTCTGCAAAGCATTTCGGCCCGCAGTTTTTGTAGCATCTATATTTTTATGAATAGAAGCAACTTTATCGCAAAGCTGCTTGTACTCCCGGTCAGCATTGATAAATGCCTCTCTTTTTTCCCAAAGTGTTTGTTCTTTCGTTTTAGACATTAGAAACTCTCCTTAAAAATCTTTGTGTGTTGTACTCGTAGTGAATCTGCTCATCTTTAGATAGCTTGGAATATTCCTCGATAAATTTACCGAAAGTATCCATATCTGATTGTGGTACTTTTTCTGCTTTTGCAGCTTCCTCAGCACCACCAAAAAACTCATTAATCTGGCGAGTAGTTGTTTTGCTGTGAAACTTGGAAGTAACTTTGTGGTTGCCATCGCACCTACGCATAGCAACAAATGTATCGTAGGACTTGAGCATAATACCGTTGTCCCAAGTGATGCGCGTAACATTCTTAGACATCTTTAAACAGCTCCGGTGGTTTTTTGTGCAGCGATCTGAAGAAGTGCTTCACGGATAGTACCAACTGGGCTATCTTCGTGAGCTTCTTGAAACTCTTCTTCATCATCAGGAAGATTGTGTTTTGCCTCAAAGAGAATGTCCTCAAGGTTTTCTAGCTGTTCTTCGTTAAAGTCGAAAGTGATTTTCATGTCAGGAAATCGGGCGAGTGAAAAAGGGGCCTCCCCCATACTTCTATTATGAATCATTCTTCTACATTTGTAAACATCTTAGACATTTATATTACAATCTTCTAATAAAACTCAATCTTATAGATGGTCACAGTTGCGCTTTTTCTCATAATGGTTCATAATTATGTTATGGCCGGAGGCGGCCACCCTTTACATTTTCTCGCAAATGACTTTCACAACACCAGAACATCTTAAGCACCACTTAGTTGAGACAATCACAAGTGCATTTATTGCTGAAGTTCAAGCTACTTGTAAGCACAAAAACAATCAGGTAGATCATCACAAAGAAAACAACATCAGATACCCACGCGTCTACACCGGACGTTATATTAACCACGCTGAAAAAAGATTACCTGAAAGGTCTGAAGTTTTTGGTTGGGACGAACCACGTTTCTACCCTCACTACTCAAACATTGTTAAAGATGCTCAGGCACAAGCTGACGCAGCGATCAATTTATTAGAGCAAAGAGTTGGTCAGCACATGACAAACCAAGAGTACATCTACAAAACAGATTTAAATATCAACTACTCAAACAATCTTATTGAGGGTCGTGTTTATGGTTGTACTTATGAGTACGGTAATGTTGCAGGGCTACCCGCTGATGCCACAGTTCAAGAAAAAAAAGAGGCTACAAAGTTTGAGGTTTACATTCGCATGATCTGGAATTACAGATACGGCGAAAACTCAGCTAATGGCCACTTGACTCAGTACACCCAGTTCAGAAGTGAGCGCCACGGTACTGTAATGGCTGGCAAGTCTGCACAGAAAGCTAAAGAAGATGCTGCTAGAGCCGAGAGACAAGCTAAGTTACAAGCTGAAAAAGATGCTAAAAAAGCTGAAAAGTGGGAAAGATTCTCTAAATTAGCTGTTCAGATGGAAAAGTGGTCTGACAAAAAGATTAAAACTTTAGGCCAAAAGATAGCTGAGTATGACGACACAATACAAAATCTAAAGCACAACAACTTTGATACATCTAACGAAGAGCATTACAAAAAAGTTACCGCAGCAGATGTAGAAAGACTTAACACTTTAAGAAACGATACTAGGACTTGGCAAAGCAACATGGACTTATTGAAGGCAATCTTTGATGAGGGCTGCGACACTAGACCAAAGCTAGTTGAAAGGTATCAGGTTTGGGGAGTTTAATTACTCCCTCCTTTTTTATATAAATTTATCTAGGAGAAATTTAATGGAATTATCTGATTGGGAAAAAAAATTAACTATTTGGGCTTTGATCGGCTATAAAGAACACCCATGGGGGGAAGATCACATAGAGGACTTAGAAATATTGATTGATAAATTTTCTGAAGATTTACACGAAACTACAAAGGAGGAAAACTAATGTCTAAAGATCAGATCATCAACCCAGAAAAGGCCGACAGATTTATAAGAATGTTTGGCCCTAGAATGAAAACCCTTGATAATCAAATACGTTTGATTAAAAACTGTTCCAACCGGGACGGTTATGAATGGGGTTTTACAGATACAGTTCCAAACTTTTTCATAGTCATTTTTAGAAACCTTACATTATGCGCTGAAAAGTTCGGTTTAGATGTTGATGTAAGGATTAATGGACGCGATATTGAAGATGTATTCGAGGAGGCCGAAGCGAAATTTAATGAGCATTGAGCAATCGTTAGCCTATGAGTTCAAACAGCATTTTTGCTACCAAGAGCTTCAAAAGTGGAAACATTATCTCTGTCAAAAAAGAAGTATCGAGGAGGTGGAAGTAGCTATTGCTGCAACCACTTCTTTGGTTAATGAGATCAAAAACCTTGAGGACAAAATTTATAATGAAAACATTCCAGAATACGATGACCCACTAATTTAGGGTTATTATCGGTTTGTAAGAGATTACTTTCTGCTCGCTACATAAACACCTACATGAACATTTTTATGTACCTCAGGGCCGCTGACGGCGCAGCTTTAAAAGAATTTCTACGCCGCAACCCAAAGATTAATACCAATAGTCCAAATCCAGAGACATTGGACGCTGGTTTGATCTCCCGGGTTTGTTACTCTTTGGAAGAAGCACTTAATAAAATTTAGCCGGGGAGCCTGACGACCTTTGCAAAGCGGGTCTGAAAGTCTAGAAAAATTGTAGTAACCCAGATGTGTTCATTCCGCTGGTATTGCTACAAAAGGCAGGGAGGTCTACGCGAGGTGGCTTATCTATCCCCCGGCAACTCCTTTGATAATTTTTTTGCCCTAATATCATCAATATTTTTTTCTGGATTTTGTATTGTGTACCACCTATGACCACAATCAAAACAGACCCTACGCCTAATTTGTTTAAAGTCTTTATTTACAACTATGCTTACAACTTTTTGGATTGTGTAGATTTCGCAGTTAGGGCAAAGGACCCATGAGATTCGTTTCATATATACGATCAGTTGATTGTATTGTTATCATTGCGCCGGGTTTTTTTGGACCCGGTTTTTTATTATCGCAGTAATATTTTCTGGCTTGCAAACTTACCACTTGCGAATCGTCAGCAAACGCTGATAATGTGAGAGCATCTAAGGTACTCCTACATAACTTGTCAATATCGCCCCTATTTTTTGACGTAGGAAATCTAGGCGCAGATTGCCGCGTTTCTCCTTTAGCGTTTAAATGAGACTTCGGACGCAGAAACCAAAATACTAATTCAACGTGTACTGGTTCTTCTATAATCTCGCCGACAACTTTATTTGCCTCCAATCTTACCGCCTCACGCCATGGTTTTACTTTCTTACTGGATTCGATCATACGCCCATTACCTACGTGTCTCTTGCTACCCTGAGGTGCAGCTTCAATACCTTCAACGATAAAAGAGTAATACATAATGAGTTTCATTCCGGAAAATACGCCGTTCGTATCTTTGCCTACAGCCTTGAAGGGCAGAATCGACCCACACCAATTAGCGGTACTTTGGGTGCTGCAAAGCTACTACCCGAACATTTGGCCCAGTTATAGCACAATCGCGCAAGATGCCGGTATGTGTCGTTCTAAGGTAATTCATACTGTTGAACAACTTTGCTGTCTTGGCTGGTTGCAAAAAGTATCGAGGACCGATGAACACGGCCAAAAGACAAACGCCTACCGGGTAACGGTATGGCATGAATGTAAAGTACCTAGCCCACAAAAACCTAGTATTGAACCGGGGTCTATCTCAACGACCAGTGTACCAGATACACCACCCCCGGTAGCTGACATACACCCCCCCGGTGTACCACATACACCCGAAGTAAAACAAACTAAACTAAAACAAAAAACTAAAAAGGGCGCATATACAAAAGATTTTGAATTTTTTTGGAATATGTATC